AATCTTGTATTATGCGTATCAAAAGATCATCGCGCGACGCGAGAAACACGAAACCACACCTCCAAAGGCTCCAAAAGGATGCCCTTTGGGAAGTGTGGGCCCGAATGTCAGAGGATCTGACAGGGATAGCACATCGTGATTTGGTTTGCCAAGTCTCTGATGCCGTCAGGCAGAGAGATCTGGGAGCCATAGCCGATGTCTCCAAACGATGGGGCCTACAGTGTAGCCCTCACCCCGGAGAAACTGGTTCGTTTATAGCGAATCAGTTACTATCCCGTTGCATGTCGAAGTACGTAACGGACGATCAAGCGGATCAACTACATGTTGATGCGTTAGATCGTTACGTGGCGATAGACAAATCTTTGTCTATCCCGTATCTCAATAATGCAACAGTCCGCAAGCTCCGGAATGTCATCTCCACTATATGTGGGGATGTACCTTCTTCCGATGTCTTGGGTAGCCATTGTAAACACGGACCAGGGTCATCCTCGTCCATCTCCTATAGTGAGCGTTTTGTATTTCATAAATACAGTACGTTTCCCTATCGAGTTGGACCTGGAGCCCTACCGCTGATACATTCGATTGTCACCGCTGATGATCGCTGGCATGATGCCATTGATCAACGAGCAAGACGTCTCCGAGGCATTCCACTATGGGTGCCTCAACCACCTGATCTTTTCTCAGATCAGGTTTACGAGACTTCGCGATCGAATATGGTTACAAGCGTACCTAAAGATCGTTCAAAGAGAAGAACGATCGCCAAAGAGCCTACTTATTCCATGTTCCTACAACTAGGATGTCATTCGATTCTATCGAAGAGATTCTATCGTAAGACTGGTCTGAGTATCCGCGATTCATCTGTGAATCGCAAACTGGCTCTAGCTGGAAGCCAATCGGATGGTTATCTTAGTCCGATCACGTTAGACCTCTCAGAGGCCAGTGATCGTCTAAGTCTCCATCTTGTGGAAACGTTGTTCCCACCTGATTGGTTTCAGTTGTTGTGTACCATTCGTTCCGAGTATTCGGAACTTCCTGACAGAAGTGTCTTGTTAAACAAGTACGCTTCCATGGGGAATGGCACGACGTTTATCGTACAGACTATTATCTTCTACGCCTTGGCCGTCGTGGCCCAGGAGGCGGCGGATCGGTTCCATCCGGAACTGACTGCCGTTTATGGAGATGATATAGTCATCCCAAAGTTCGCCTATCTCCACATGCGTCAATTACTTGAAGCGTGTGGATGTGTTCTCAATGTTGAGAAGTCCTTCACACAGGGCCCCGTAAGGGAGACCTGTGGTGTTGACTACTTCAATGGCGAGAACGTCCGGCCGGTATTCTACCGACGGGACTATACGGGTGACCTTGCAGGATGGCTTAGCTTCCGCAACCTTCTTTGGTTGTGGGAACAGGAAGCCGGATACTCGTTGAAAGAGACCATTAGATATCTTGATAGTTATGTTTATAACTGTCCTGATGTTTATGCGTCTCCGGATCTTGCATCTGGCTTGTTTTGCTCCTACGCGAGTCCGCTACATGATGGACATATTGTCCCCATGTTGCGGTACTCGGCAAAAGAGCGCAACATCCCTCATGGCGTGACTGCACATGAAGGATTCCTGTTCGCTAAACTCTGTGCGAGTCTGCGCCCAAAGGCAGAGCTCGGATTCCCCGGCGACTATGCAAATAGTAGCCGGGGGTCCGTCTTTACCCTAGGACAAAGACAAGTACGCTGTAAGCGGACGACTGCCCCTATTCGGTTCACACCGAACGTAAGTAGGGCAGAGCTCTCTGTAC